AACTTGGTTCTGCTGTTACTTACTTTCGTAGATATAACATTAGTTCGTTATTAGCTTTAGAATCAACTGATGATGATGGGAACGATGCAAGTGTAAAACCTAAGCAAGAAAGTAAACCAATGCTAACACCCGAAACTTTAAAGAAAATGATTACTGCCATACAGGAAGGTAAGTCCGATAAAGTAAAGGAAGCAATGGAGAATTATACAATTAGCGGTCCACAATCTAATGTTCTTAAACTTGCATTGATAAATGTTTAACGATTTAAAATTCAGAGCATCGGCTATTGGTCAAATCATGACTAATGGCAGAGCCAAAAACGAAATGGGCGAAACGTGCAAATCGTATTTAAAGACTTTGTTTATCGAAAAAACTTATGGTATAAGAAAGGAATTTACTAATAAATATGTTGAGAAAGGACTTGAAGTTGAGGATATTGCTATTAGTACTTATTCAGTTTTTAAAGGTGGCTTCTATACAAAGAACGAGCAATGGTATACCAATGAGTTTTTAAGCGGAACTCCCGACATCGTATCCGATAACGTAATTGACATAAAGAGTAGCTGGGACATTTATACATTCCCACACTTTGAAACCGAGATACCGAATAAAGGATACTTTTATCAGCTCCAGGCGTATATGGAATTAACAGGATTAGAAGATGCTTGTTTAGCTTACGTTTTAATTGACACACCAACTCAATTAGTTGAAGATGAAAAAAGAAGGTTAAGTTGGAAGATGGGAATGATTGATAGTGAAAACCCTGAATATTTATTAGCTGTAGAAGAAATAGAACGTAACCATAGTTACAGTAATATTCCGATAGCAAAAAGAATAAAGGAATTTCACATTAAAAAAGATAACCAAGTAATCGAATCAATGTATGCTAGAATAAAAGAATGTAGAACTTATCTTAATAGTTTGTAATATGAAAATTAAACTTAAACAGTGTAAGCAATGTGGTGAGATGTTTAAACCATTCAATACCTTGCAACCTGTTTGTTCGGCTATCTGCTCAATGGAATTTAACTCAGAAAAGGAAGTGAATAAGAGAGTTAAGCAAATGAAAGTAGATAGCCAAAGTTTAATCCAGTTGCGAAATTTAGCAAGAGTAAGCTTTCAAATATATATTCGACAACGTGACAAAGACCTACCATGTATTAGCTGTAATAAAACAGATGCTAAGTGGGATGCTGGGCACTATTTGAAAGCTGAAATATATACCAAACTAATATTTAACGAAGACAATGTTCACAAACAATGCAGTTACTGTAACCTACAATTAGCTGGTAATCTTATCGAATATCGCAAAGGTTTAGTAAAGAAAATAGGAATAAATAAAGTACAGGAACTTGAAGATATGGCTGATTCGTCAAGAAGTTATAAATTTGCAAAAGATGAATTAATTAATTTAGCTAAGGAATATAAACTAAAAATAAAAAAATAATGAGAAACGAATTTGTAAGTAATTTAATTAAATCTTATTTGACTAAGTTCCCGAAGCTACCTTCTTTAACTTTGGCTAAAAAAATCTATGCAGAAAACAATAAAACTTTTAAAGATGTTGATGCTGTTAGAAGTTGTTTAAGATATTATCGTGGTAAAAAAGGCGAAAAACAAAAATCACAATTAGGTACTAAAGACTTTTTAGATCAAAACATTGAGTTTGTAATGCCTGAATCCTATGCAGAAACTTTCGAACCATACGAAATTAGTCAATCAAGAACTTTAATTATATCGGACTTACATATACCTTACCAGGATAACGATTCAATTCAAAAAGCAATAAATTATGGTAAAGAAAAAAAAGTAAATTGTATTTTAATCAATGGTGATGTTTTAGACTTTGCTGGTATATCGAGACATGAGAAGGACTGGAGACAAAGAAGTGTGCATGAAGAATTTGAAGCTACACGTGTATTTTTAAATTCGTTACGTGAACATTTTCCGAAAGCTAAAATAGTTTTTAAATACGGTAACCATGATGAAAGATTTGAAAAATATTTATTCTTAAAAGCACCCGAGATATTTGATTGTACTGATTTTCAACTTGAAGTTTTATTGAAACTTGGCGAATTAAAGATTGAAGTAGTAAAAGAAAAAAGGCCTATTCGTATTGGTAAACTAACTGTATTACATGGCCATGAATTGTTTGGAGGAAGCGGTGGAGTTAATCCAGCTAGGGGTACATTTTTAAAAACTTTAGAGAATGTAGTTGTTGGCCATTACCACAAAACATCAAGTAATACTGAAGCTTCAATGTATGGTGATGTATTTAGCGTTCATTCCGTTGGTTGTTTGTGTGGTAAAACTCCTTACTATATGCCCATAAATAAATGGAACACTGGCTTCGCCTATTGCGAATTAGAAATTAAAACAGGTAATTATACTTTTTACAATTTAAAAATTATTAACGGAAAAATATATTAAAACCTAATTTTAACACATTATTAAAACCTAATTTAAACACTAACTTATGACAGGATTAAGACACGCACTCAAAGAATACTTTATGGTTCATCAGATAGCTGGTAGCAACCCGATATTGGCATTCGATAACTTAAAACAACAATACGTTGTATTTTGGTACTTCAAAAAAAATACTATTATTAATTTAGGTTATGAAATAATTTTATAGTATATTTGCAATAGTTATAGCTTAGTGGAGCTTTTTAACAATCAAAAAATATTGCCTTATTTCCTGAGTAGTGCCACTACACGAAAGGGATATAAGGTTTTTTTATTTAATATGGCAATCAACAAAAAAGGGTTTATTTTATATGCTGACCAAAAAGCATTATTCGACCAATTAACAAATGATAAAGCTGGAGAATTAATTAAGTTTATTTTTTCGTATGTTAATGATGAAAATCCAACAACTGAAGATTTAATAATTAATTTAGCTTTTACTCCGATAAAACAACAACTTAAAAGAGACTTGGCTAAGTTCAATGAAATCAAAGAAATAAGAAGCAAAGCTGGTAAAATTGGAATGGAGAAAAGATGGCAAAGTATAACAAATGATAACAAACCATTACAAACTATAACAAACATAACTGTTAATGATAATGTAAATGATAATGTAAAAGTAAATGATAAAGTAAATGTTAATGTAAAAGATATTAATAATTATTTTAAAGAACTTCCAACCTCATCAAATTTTGAATTAATTGCTATTGCTTTAAATATTCCAAAAGATAAATTAACTTTAAAAATTGCAGACTTTAAAAAAACTTCTAAAATTGATTATCTTAACTTTAACGAATTTTGCAACCATTTTAAGAACTGGGCCAATAAAAACAATTCTAATAACCTAAAATTAAAAACTTCATTCAAATGATTCCAGCAAATACAAAATTAGAAGGTCAATTTCTCGGAGGATTATTAATTAATTCAAGTGAATTTAAGTACATTCAGGAACTTTTTCACGAAGAACTGTTTTACGATGAAAAAAACCAATTAATTGCTAAAGCTATTTTAAGCTTAAATAACGCATCTAAAAATATTGACCTTATAAATGTATCAAACGAATTAGAAAGTACGCTTAGAATTAATCCTATTAGCTTTTACGACCTATCCTTGCTTACTAATGATGCTATCCTAAACAGGTTCGATGAGAAAATACTAATTTTAAGTGAATTTTACATTAAAAGAAAAATGATGTATAAGCTTTCAGAACTGTTAGAAAAAACCCAAGAATCAACAAGTGATGTATTTGAACTTTTAGCCGATAACGAAAAAAATACAAACGAGATATTTAACAAAATTTCTATTAGCAAAACTTTTACCGCTTTAGATTGTGCAATCGAAATGGACCAGCACTTAGATAAAATTGATAAGTTAGTTGATGGGGAGTTAATCGGTTGTGATACTGGATTTAGTGAACTTAATAAACTTACTTCAGGATGGCAGAATAGCGATTTAATTATATTAGCAGCTCGACCTGGAATGGGCAAAACTTCATTGATGCTTAACTTTGTTAATTCGGTATTGAATCAAAATAAATCGGTTTTAGTGTTTAGTTTAGAAATGTCTAAGCTTCAACTATATGCGAGGATGTGTTCACAAATTACCAGCATTCCACTTTACAAATTTTTAAAAGAAAAAATGAATCCTTATGAAAAAGAACTTTATAAAAATGAAACCTTTAAGTTATCGAACTCACAATTATTCATCGAAGATAAAAGCGGTATAAGTATAAATTTTATTAAAGTAAAGGCCCGAAAGTTAAAACGTGATAAAGATATAAGCATGATAGTTATTGATTACATTGGACTTATTGACAAAGGTAATAATAACAAAAGTACAAACGATCAAGTTGCGGAAATATCAGGCGCATTAAAAGGATTAGCAAAAGAGTTAAATATACCAATTATATTATTAAGTCAGTTAAGTAGGGAGGTTGAAAAGCTAAATGATAAACGACCAATGCTATCACATTTAAGAGATTCGGGAGCAATAGAACAGGATGCGGATATGGTTATGTTTATTTATCGACCTGAGTATTATGGTATTATGGATGATGGAGCTGGTAACTCAACTATTGGCAAGGCAGAATTGATTGTTGCTAAACATCGGAATGGAGCATTAAGCGATATAATTGTTAACTTTAACGGCAACTGTACAAACTTTTATTGATATGAATAAAAAAATTAAAGTTAAATATTTAAAACTTGGCAGGGAGAATATATGGGGACTGGCTCATTGTGGACTTAATCTTATCGAACTCGATATTAGATTGAAAGGTAAAAAGCACCTAGAGATATTAACTCACGAAAGTTTACATATACTTTTACCCGAACTGGAAGAAGATGACATCGTAAAGCTAAGCGTAATATTAACAAAAACTTTATGGTCTGAGGGATATCGGAAAATAGATAATAACAATGATATGCAATTACAAGATGGAAGTAAGTAATTTAAATTAAATAATAAATGAAAAATAGAAATCTAAATCATAGTGATAATTGGTCTACTCCAAAAGAATTTTATAATAAACTTAATGATGAATTTAATTTTGATTTTGATCCATGCCCTTTAAATGAAAATGAAATAACTCCTGAAAAAAATGGATTATTAATAGAATGGGGACAAAAAAATTATATAAACCCCCCGTACAATAGAAAATTAAAAGAAGCATTTGTAATAAAAGCTATTGAGGAAAGCAACAAAGGAAAGTTATGTGTAATGTTATTGCCTGTATCAACTTCTACAAAATTATTTCATGATATTATAAAACCTAATGCAAATGAAATTAGATTTATAAAAGGTAGAATAAAATTTATCGGAATAAATACAAAAGGAGAACTAGTAGATAATAAATCCCCAATGCATGATAGTATGATTATTGTGTTTGGAAATAATAAATAGTTTACTATAATCCACAAAAACTAACTTAATGTAGAAACTAACCAACAAATAAAAATATGAATTACGAAAAATTTAAACAAATTATTGATTTGCAAATAGCTCACAATAAAAGATCAGATGAACTTTATGCTTTAAAAATTGATTTATTAGAAACCTTTGATGAAATTACAAGAGCAAATGATCTACTTTGGACTGAAGTATTAACCGATAATGGCGATTATCATTTATGTTATTATTTATACGAAATGAATGGTATGTATGGAACACCCGATCTAAACGAGGAATATAAAGATATAAAAGAGTTGTATGATTATTTAATAGAAAACAAAGGATTCAAATGAATGTAACCGATTTTAACAAGGTAATTGAAAAAAGAATTGATTTGATTAAGTTAATTATGTTATCGAAAGGCAGAGAATATTCAACCGATTCCGATAAGTTCCATAATTTTAAGCAGTCAGTTGGTATAAGCTTTCATACATGCCCCGAGAAAATAGCTTGGGAATTTGCTACTAAACACTTTCAATCCATTAAAGATACTTTAGATGCTGTTGATAATGGAGCTGTAAACTATACCGATAAATATATTGAGGAGAAAATAGGTGATGCAATTAATTATCTTATTCTTATTGAAGGGATGTTAAAAGAACGATTATATAACAAACATATCGATAATTGATATAAATAGCATAAATAAATATATGAATAAAAAAAACTCTAATAGGGATTATAGTATAATGCATCAGAAAAATAGAAAATGTTTTATTTATTGTTTATTTGATAAAAACGAAACCCCTGTATATGTTGGCAAAAGTGTTAATCCAGAACATAGATTTAAAGAACATAAGTCTTATCTTTTAAAACAAAGTAAGTTATCACCGCCATTTACTATTGAAATATTGGATGAAACAAATATAAAAAACTCTTCATTTTTAGAAATATATTGGATACATCAATTTTTACAATGGGGTTTTAATTTAGAAAATAATCAGCATAATTTTAAAAAATACTTAGATAATAAAATAGAACAACAAAGATTATCTAAATCCTTAAAAATTATGGAAAAAGAGGATAAAATTAAAGCCGAAATTTTAGGATTAACAATAAAAGAATATTATAATTATTTATTTAGATCTTATGGTATAACTATTTAACTAAAGCAAAAACTAAACAGGATACTCCGAAAATAATACTGATTCCTTTTAAACGCTTTTGTTTTTTAACCTCCAGGTTTAAACCTTTCATTTGAATAGTTAGTGATTTGTTTTCTTCATCTTTAAACTTGATTATACTTACTTGATTTCCGATAATAGTTTGTAACTTATCTTCATTCTTTTTATACAAATTAACCTGGTTACCTTTAAAAATTAGTTGTTGTTGGCATAATGAATCTGCTAAATAATAGGTTTCAGCTTTATGATATTGCTTTGCTAAGAACTTAGCTTTATCGGAACTAAAACAAATTAATGTATCTTTGTTATTTATAATTAAACTTTGAGAATATGCTGTCAAATTCAGCAACAAGGTTATTATTATTAAGCGTATCAATTTCATTTACTTTGGTTTTATATTTAATTATTACTGTTTGTTTTTTATTCTCTAACACGTTTAGTTCCTGAGTGTATTTATCAATAATAACTTTGTTCTTTTTTATATCGAAATATAAGCTATCATTAACTTTATTCAAACTATCAATTTCTATTCTATAATTTTGTATTATTCCTAATTCATTGTAAGGAGAATAAAGAAACCACAATATCAATAAATGGACACATAATGTTATCAAGCACAAAATAACCGATTTATTGAACATGACAAATATTATTTTCTTGTACTAAATTTATCTATTGTAGTTAATCCTAAACAACCAAAAGCTAATGCTGTTACACATTCAACTAAGGTATCTGAAGGCTTTATGTGTTCGGGCGTAAACTGATTAGCAAAAAGAGTGCTGCATAGCATAATAGTACATATAAGACCACATACTCGTTTACTCGATACCGATCCTGTTTCATCTGCTAAGATTTGTTTAATAAAATTTTTCATTCTTTTTTTCCTCTGCTTTTAGTGATTTTGCTTTGTAATTTTTCGATTAACATCTCAATCCGTTGCTCCAATAATTCTATTCTCTTTTTGAGTTCGTTGATTTGTTCCTCGTATATTGTAATTACTTTGTTATTACCCGATGCTTTTAACTCATTCCTACTTTTGAAATAATCCCAAACATCTTTACCTTTGAGTACACCTATTAAGGCGACTACTATGCCAACAATAGTAACCTGGTCCATTTTATTTAATTGCTAATATTTGTTTTCTATTTTTAACTGTATAGGATATATGCACCCAAGTATAATCATACTCATTAATTAACTGGTCAAATTCTAAATTCTCTTTGCACCAATTAAATAACTTTTTATTTTCTTCTTTATTGCCTCCGCTTATATCAATGGCTTCACCTTTTACATGCTGACTTGTTTTCGAACCGCCTACTTTTGCATTAAGTGATTCACATCTAAAAAAAGAATTAACCTTAATAGGTTTATTATACCACGTTCTTAATGGCTCAAA